AATAAAAGTGGGGTCCATCTTAGATAGAGCCCCAGCATAACTTGCGGTGAGAAGTGCGGCAGACCAACCCAAAATCGCAATACGAATAACTTGTCCCATAGCGTTTTCTTTTTTCTTATCCATCAGTCCGTGTGATGAAGTCTGTCTTATTTAGGTTTTTAGAACCTAAACTTCACCTTTCCAGCAATAGAATTGTTGGTAACTCCATTGTTTACACCATGAGAACCTTCAACAATTAACAGTTCTTTATAGTCAACAGAAGCAGTCACACCATAAGAACTATCAGTCGCATAAGCACCTTCGACACTTACCCCAAAGAGGTCTTTCTTCTTACCACCAAAACGAGTTTCTAGTTTTAGACCAGCTTCTCCAACGTGTGTTGTTTGATTATATTCACCAACTGATCTTGCGGACTGAATAGAACCAGTTTCATTGTAAGCGTTTCTTCTTACATTCTGAACAGTGTGTCCAATAAATGGTTTGATGTTCTTAGAAAGATGTATATAAAGTCTGTTAGAGACCCACCATTCTGAACCAGTTGTTTCACCAGCATTATTAAAGACACCTTCTACATTTCTATTGTAATTGTACTTACTATTCGCAATCGCAGCATTTGTATTCAGAGACAGTGTGTTGCCGTGGAAGGTATTAAAGATTCCGTGAACACCTTTGGTCTGTTGTGTGCTTGAGTCAACACCACGAAGGTTTATGTTGACTTGATTATACTGGTAACCAACAGTCCAACCTTTGGATAAATCTACCTCAAATCCACCACCGAAGATCTTAGAATCAGCAGAATAACCATCAGCATTATAGGACTGAACGAATCTGTTGTTCTCAAATACTCTGAGTTTCTGTTTTGTTCTTGTTGGTTCGTGATTTAGAAGTCCATTGATACCATCATTGATACCATCAAGAACTTCTAGTTGGTCTACACGACCAAAGTAATCTCTGGAAGCATAAGCAACATCAACAGTTGCTGCTCCAGTTGTTACTACGGTTGGAGTTCCATCAGTATAAACTTTGGTGTAAATTGGTGTGGTTGTAGTTGTAGTTGTGGTGTGGGCATTAACTTTTTGTTGTCCACCATTTTCAGATGCTGTGTGCTGAACAGAAGAAACTGGAGAAACATTATATGTTCTGGTTTTGACCCAATCAATTACATTAGTTTGAGTAACAACCATTGTTCCAGCATTATCATCAGTGGTGACTGAAGTTACAACTGGTGTTCCGTTGGTTGTGGTAGTAGAACCATCACTCCAGGTTGTTACAGTGACTGGAGTTGTTGTGGTAGTAACTGTGGTTGTTGGAATGGTTGTTACAGCACTATCAGTATAATGTGTTTCAGTTTGATTACCATTTACATCAGTTCCCATTACGTGTCTATGTGGGTTTCCTGATGTAGTTCTTGTACCAGTAGTGGTTGTTGTAGTAACAATACTATTACCAGCAGCAGTTGATGTAACTGTTGGTGGTGGTGTTCCTCCAGTTTCATAAATGTCAAGGACACCATTTTGATTAGCGTCACCAGAAAGAGCTGCTGCTGAAAGACTTACAGTACTGGAAAGAATGACGTTATCCATAGGCATCCAGTTTACTGTTGGAGCACCTGCTGCGTTATAGGTAAACTGATAGTCACCAGCAGAAAGTCCAGTAAAAGTTACACCCTGCCAGGAATATGATGTTTGAACGTTAGGATCATAAGGAACCAATGCAGTTCCATTAGAAGTAAAGTAGTTTGTTCCAGGAATCAAACCATCTGGCATCGTCTGCTGAATCAAAGTCCAGTTAACTGTTGATGGAGAAAAATTAGTTCCGTTGATACCTTGTAGAGTTAAAGTACCTTCATTAAACGTAGTTCCAGGATGCCAGTTACCATACCAGAAAGTAACTGATCCGCTACCTCCACCAACATATCCGATAGAGTTGGTGTGAGATAAAGCTGCTGTTGGCACTCCAAGAAGAAGCGCAGACGCTGCAGCCAGCGCCTTTTGCGTTACGGTGGTCATAGAAAAACAGTGAGTTGGTGGTGTAAGATTCTCTAGAATCTACAAAGACCAACTCACTGTGGTGGTGGAGTTGCTTTCAACTCAATGGTTGAAACTATTTATTATCCTTTCTTCCAAGCTTCGCCTTCCGCCTTTCTTCTACGTGCTAAACCTGCTTCTACATTAGAACCAGGATTGCGGTAGAGATAAAGAGCATCAGGAACCAAGTCCCACTCCTTATTCTTCAGGCGTTTAGTAATAGTATTAAAGTTATCGCCACCGTAAAAACCGGCACCAAGATTATAAGCAAAGCTGAGCAGAGCGCCTCTTTTTCCATCTGACATTTCACTCCAACCTGGAATTTTTCTTAAAGCAGGGAGAAACTCTTTCTTACACTGCTCAATGAGAAGTGAATCTGCTTCTGCCTGTGTGAGGGTATCACCGAGTTTAAATGCTGAACCATCCTTCTTGCGAGTGGAACCCCAACCAATTGTGATTGGAAGTCCACCCGTCAGAGGATCAGGATATGCCTTGAGATGACATCCTTCAAACTCTTTGATTAATTTGATGCCCATTTGCGGAACATCATCACCACCTGTTACTGGAGCTGCGGCAGCAGGGGCTGGCGCAGCACTAGTCTTTTTTCCTCTAAAAATCTCCGCCCAGTCTACATTGTCCTCAAGGAACTTGACGGGTAGATTATCTTCTAACCACTGAACTGCTTTGACGTGGTTGGGGTTTCTTTCATCATAGAACTGAAAGAAATTGTGTAAGTCAACTCTTGCCATTGTTGCCTCCGAAGTATTTTTGATAAAGTTGATTTGCTTCTACGTGTTTACCGTGATTCGTCAGATCTTTGATACGTTGTAAGATCTTTCTCTTAAAATTAATCGAAGATTCTTCCCCAGCCATCGTTGCCTCCTGGACACCAACGGTGCTTGAGAACTGCTTTGGTGTAGATGGTTTTTTTACCATTCGTCACAGGTCCAGTGTAGTTATCGTTGAGAGAACCATATGGATCATTTACAAAGTATCCTTTACCATCGGGAGTCTTACCGATTACAACACACATGTGCCCACCAGTAGGTGCAGAAAGAGAACCGCGATGCAGAATACCAATAACGACAGGTTTCCCAGCATCAAGACTTTTATCAATATCAGCAAAAGACAGATTGTAACTAAAGTGTGACTTAACTCCATAACCTGCCAAAACTTTTGTTTGGACAGCATGATCCGTCGTGTCACCAATCGCAAATACTTTCGTGACATATTCATCATCACCTTTGATGCTACCTGGCTTGAGGAAAGCAAGACACATAGCACACGATGAACTGTTACAAGTTCTATGTGCATCTCTATAGTTGTCTACTTGATTGAAATAAGGAACTGCGAGAACCTCTGGCGTAGGTGGTTTGGTTCTGAACATTCCAATCCAATCAGTTTCTGCATCATCCAGAAATTCAGCAGGTAGGTTATCCTCTAACCATTGAACTGCTGCTACATGATTTGAATTCTTTTCGTCGTAAAATTTAAAAAAATTGTGAAGGTCTAGTGTCATCTTCCTCTCCTATGAACTCTAATGAGAAAATATCATGATCTGGAATTTCGGGATTCAACCATTCACTAAATTCAGATTGAATCGCATGGGCATCTTCAATGTTCCTGTCACAGAGAGTATGAATGCGGTCAACTGCCCAATCATGAGTTGTCTGAAGGGTCTCTTCCAAAGTTACCATAATCTTTTCGCATATAGCGTCCTAGAATATTGCTATTATAGTACGCGGGCGAACCATCGTCAAGAGACTCAATCAACACATTATTTAGGAAAAGCTGTTTGGTTTCTTCGTAGTTGCATTGTCCTTTTGTTTTGTGGAGACTAAGGATTGTTCTGCTAAACGAATTTTTTCCCCAAAACTTAACATCATCTTTGAGTTCAGGACAGGATCCGTAATATGCTTTCCAATCGGACTCTGACTTAACTTTTCTAGATTTTCCTCTTGGTGTGCGGAAAGACCAGAAATACTTTCTACCAATATAACTACGACCAGTTTTATCGCAGTGTATATGATAAACAAAACCAAAATGATCTTGAATATGATCAGACTCAAATATTTCCCCATTGTAGATCCAGGGATTTTCATAACTCATATTAAAGTATCTTATGAGCTATTATTTATCTTCAACGGAGACAAACCTAGTCTAGCAATAAAAAAGCACCCCTGTCAAGAGGTGCTTAAAGTTATGTTAGGATTCAATTATCTGTTTGCTTGTCTTTCCTTATAAGCATCCAGTTCTGCCTTTCTTTGCTCTGGAGTTTTTTTAGCATCAGCATCTCTAACAGCTTGTAGAGCAGCTTGAAATTTAGGGTCAGTATTTGGTTTGTTCTTGGCATAAACATTCATAGGACCTGAAGCAGGACGACCTCTTGGATCCATACGAGTTTCAACAATATTCTGAATCATCTCCTCATTCATCTGAGACATAATATACAGTGCTTCAGAGTTGGTGTCAGCGTGACCGTTCGTGATGAGATACTCAAGAACTACATCCCAAGCATCTACTTGAACTTCTTCTTCAAATTTCTTTGCTGCTACTTTTGCCATGCTCTTATGAGCATCAGTTTTTTTCATATCTTTAATTGCCTTTTCATTATTTGATATTCTTTTTTTCATATTTGTTTCTAAATATGAATTATCTTTTTCTTCACCAAGTCTTGAAGCAGCACCTGCTGCCTTTTGAGCGACCTTGCCAACCGCTCCTGCTGCCTTACGGAGACCTCTTCCGATCAGACTCTTTACGCCACTCTTGACTTCTTCTTTCTTCTTCTGAGCGCCGTAGGTGACCTTATGGGCGGCAGTTCTTGCTGCTCTTCTAGCAGTGTCCTTAGCGATTGAAGCAGCGATTCCTGCTCCTGCTACGGCACCAGTTACCTTTGCTTTGGCACGTCCCACAGCGGTCTTTACTGCTGCCTTACGTTCTGCTGCTTTCTTTTCACCAACCTTTGCCTTTGCTCTTTCACGTCTTTGCTCTGGGCTTTCGGTGTCACTACCATAGGTGACTTTTGCTTCATCAATATAAAGAATTGCAGCATTTGCCACAGCAGTAGTTGCTTCATCAAGCGTGTATCCAAACTCTACACATTCTTCAACGAGTTCTTCTACGATCTCTTCAATCATTTCACAGGAGATTCCATCCCCCTCTTCGTAGATATTTTGATAAGAATCATATAATGCTTTTAATTCAGATCCTAACATTTTTATACTTACAGGAATTCCTGTGAGTATTTATAAAAAAAGAGGGTCCAAAGACCCTCATTTCACATCATCATTACATTTACCCAACCATTCTTTTTTGTAATCATAATCACCAAACAAATATTCATCACATTCTGCTGCTTCTTGGTATGCGTTCAGGATTGCCTGCTCACACCATTCATCATAGTTGGAATCCTGAGAAAGTATCTTTGGTAACATCTTGTTTAATCCCCCCTACAATGTATGATTCAACTTCGGTTTCCTGTGGTGCCACTTGGAGACCCTTGGAGGAAATCCAGTGCTCAGTCCATGGAAGAGGATTATTCTTCGCAGAAATATCATAAAGTGGTTTCAGTCCAATTGCCTTCATTCTACGATTCGCAATCCATTCAACATACTGCTGTAACAGTTTGTCATTCAGACCAATCATAGAACCATCCTTGAACAGATACTCTGCCCAAAGTTTTTCCTGGTTCACGGCATTCTCAAAGGTCTTGTAGACCCATTGCTCTTCTTCTTTGGCAATACGTGCCATCTCAGGGTCATCACCTTCCTTCCACTTGTTCATAATATTCTGAGTGATGACCAAATGCTGGTTTTCATCACGAGCAATCAGTGAGATGATTTTTGCACTTCCTTCCATAAGCTTGAGTTCGCCAAACGCAAAACTACAAGCGAAGCTGACGTAAAAGCGAATACCTTCAAGAATATTAACGTTTGCAACTGCTCTGAATAGTTTTCTCTTGAGTTCATACCTTGCTTCTTGTGCGTAGGGTACTTGTTCTAAAGCATGAATCCACTCATTTGTAGAACCATAATGCTGAGCACTATTAATGAAATCGTTGTATGCCTGAGTTACACTCACAGCACGTTCCATAATACGATCTTCCTTGAGAATCGTATCAAAAACTTCAGATGGGTCTGAATAAACATTCTTGATGATATAAGTGTATGAACGGGAATGAATCATTTCCATAAACTCCCATACCTTCATACACGCTTCTAATTCAGGTAGTGAACAGTATGGTGCGAACGCCATACCAGGTCCACGACCCTGAACGGAGTCCAGCATTACCTGATACTTCAGGTTGCTGGTAAAGATGTGTTTTTGTTCTGGGCGTAGCATATGATAATCGCTACGATCTTTTTGAAGAGATACCTCTTCAGGTCTCCAGAAGTAACCCAGTTGTTGTGTCGTTAGTTTATCAAAAATTGGATACTTGTAAGAATCATATCTTTGAATTCCTAGTGGTTGCCCAAAAAACATCGGTTGTTTCTTGGTGTCTACTTCATTTGGGTTAAAAACAGTCATTGACTCAACCACTGGTCTACCCTCTAAACCTGTTTTAAATCTTACAAGACTCACAATCTTCCTCCTCTGAATCTAGAATATCGGAAATTAAATTCTCAAGAGACTGACGGGTTTCTTCAACCTCATCATTCTTCATGTCGTGTGTATTTTGATAGTAACTGGTTTTCCAACCGTACTTATATGTAGTCAAAAGGTCCTGTGCCATCACTGAAGTAGGAACTTCATTATCTGGGTAATGCTCTGGATTATAGGACCAGTTTCCAGAAATCGCCTGATCAAAGAACTTTTGCATAACAGCAACAATATGAATATACCCACGATTGCTAGGCATATCCCAGAGCAGCGTATAATTGTTCTTAAGTGTTTGATACTGAGGAACAATCTGCTTGAGTGGTCCCTTCTTGGACTTCTTAATGGACAAGTATCCGCGAGGTGGTTCAATACCGTTGGTTGCGTTTGACACAACGGAACTGCTCTCCGATGGCATCTGTGCGGACAGAGTTGAGTTCCGCACTCCATACTGTAGGACCTGTGCTCTAAGAGACTCCCAATCATAGTTTAACTCGTTTGGAACGATTTCATCCACATCCTTCTTGTATGTATCAATCGGCAGAATTCCCTGTCCATACTTTGTGCGATGCGAATACTCACAAGCACCCTTCTCTTTGGCAAGATCAACAGTTGCCTGAATCAGATAATACTGGAATGCCTCAGTGAGATCATGTACCAGTTTCCAAGCACCAGGATCATCGTAATGCTCGCCGTGCTTGGCGAGATAATGAGCAAGACCAATAAACCCTACCCCAAGTGACCGACGTGCTCTGGTGGCGATTTCTGCTGCTCTGACGGGGTATCCTTGAAAATCAATGAGCTCATCAAGAGACCTAACAGCAAGATCGCAAAGAACTTGAAGATCTTCAAGATCCCTGATTTTGCCAACATTGACAGCAGAAAGAATACAAAGAGCAATTTCACCATCAGTATCATCAATATGTTGAAGTGGTTTAGTAGGAAGAGTGATTTCCTGGCACAGATTACTCATCTCAACTTTATCAATGAAAGAAGAGTGAGAGTTACAGTGGTCAATATTCATGATGTAAATACGACCCGTTTCAGCACGTTCTTTCAGGAGGTCCAGAAAGAGTTCTTGAGCTGCGATAGTTTTTCTTGGAATAGATTCATCTCGTTCATAACGAACATACAACTCGTCAAATCCATCAGTACCAAAAGCATCATACAAACCAGGAACGGAGTGAGGAGAGAAGAGCGAGACCTCTTCATTGCGGATGAATCGTTCATAGAACAG